TGAGCTGTAGTATGGTTATGACCATCATCTGCAATTGCAAAGTCTATATGGTTATTAGCATCATCATATGTTACTGTTATTCCACCAGTTTCTGTACCACCAAGCATTGCACCTACTGCATCTTGGAATGCTTCACCAGCTTCTACAAATACCGTTGATATATCAGTATTACCAATACTTAAATTTGTTGCATTTAATCTACCAGATACATCTACCTTATGAGAAGCATGTACTGCACCACCAATACCTATTCTTTGGTTTGAGTCAATTGTTATTGCTGTACTAGAACCAGTACCTAATGTTAATGAAGTTGCAGCGCTTACACCAGCATTTGCACCACCTAATCCTGATGATGCAGTAATTAATTTACCAGTCATTGTGTCACCGGCTATATTTACATAAACATCAGCAGCAAAAGTTGTAGCAATTGATACATTACCTAAATTGGTCATTGTAGCAGAACCTGTTACATCACCTGTTAATGCAATGGTTGAATCACCTACATCAAAGTTAATTTTTCCAGTTCCAGAACCTGCATCATCGTATGTTACTGAAATACCTGATTCGGTATTACTAGATACCATACCACCAATTAAATCTTGTGCATATTCTGCAAATGTAAATCCACCACCACCTGATTGATATATTTTCTCTGTACCTAACGTTAAAGACTCAAGCATTGTTATATCATTAGTGAAGTCTGTAACATCTGCAATAGTAGTAGTACCACCAGAGGTAGAAGCAGCCATATATCTATCGTCTAGTTGTTCACCACCAATTTTTAAATTTGCTGCATCAAGAAAACCAACGACAGTTGCATTTGTGGTTCCTGTTGGAATTGAAATAACAGCAGCATCAGCATCATTTTTAATTGTTATATCATTTGTAGAGCCTTGTCCTGTTAAAATTAGACCTTCAGCTGCAGTATATCCTATAGCAGCATTATCGCCAGCAGCAGTATCTCCTGCAGGTTCAACTGTACCTGTAGCAATAACATTTCCTGTTACACTTGTACCAGTAGCAGTTGTAGCTATTTTAGCAGCATCATTATGATATAAGGTTACTGCACCATCGTCAATAAACGTGGCCATTGTCTCACTAGTACCGAGAATATCCAATTGAGTTGCAGTAATTTTTAGATTTCCTGTTCCACCATCTGTTATATAACTATGAGAACCATCATGATATATTTTTAAGTCTGTGCCAGTACCAAAATTAATATCTATATTATCACCAAGGTTTAAATCACCTGTCATTGTATCACCACCTACATCAACATAAGTAGTTCCTATAGCTGCTATAGTGGTTTCTGCTGTTGTAAGATCAGTATCAATTTGAGTTAATGCAGATATAAGATTTGTTCCACGAGTATTTGGTACAGTTAAGTTGGTTAAGTTACCAGTTGCAGTACCAAGCTCATTAGTCTTGACTCTCCATTCCTCAAAGGTATTTGTTGTTGTTACGTTTACTGTTGCCATATTATCTCTCTATTAATGTTTGAAGCATCATTTTAATTTCTGATACGTCTTGTTCTACTTTATCTAATCTCTCTGCATCGGCTTTTCCTTTAGCTCTAGCAGCTGAATACATTTCACCTTCACTTCCAATATTTATAATAGCTCCTGACTTTGTGTCTCTTACTAAATCATTATGTCCTTTAACTGGTATATGCATTAGTAATTATATGATGGTGTACTACCACCAGAATTATTTAAAATTTGATTAAATAAATCTTCGTGTTGTTCCATAATCTCCTCATCTACATTTAACATATCGTCCATTTGGTCTTGCATTTTTTCAACCTGTCTTTCTAATTTATCAACTTTATCATCTATCACTGCTTGAGTAGTACTTAAACTAAACGTCTGTGTCATTGTCCAACCACCCAAAGCTATAAGCAATCCAAGAAGTAACATAACAATCTGGTCTTTCATTATACTTTACACGCTATAGCTCTAAGCTGTTGAATCTTAGGAATATAACTTGTACCAGTAGACTTCATCACAATCTTAATATTAAACAATGTAAATGTATCAGTTGGTGTAATACTATATACTGTCTCTTCATATGAAGCTCCATCTGAGAATGTTACAGTAGCTAAATCATTTGGTGCTAATATCCAATTTTGTGCATCAAATGTTGATGCTGTATTACCAGATTTATAATATAAATCTACAAATGTTCCATTAGGACGATTAATATCTACATAAACTTTAATTGTATCTGATGAATCTGCTAATTCTACAGTCTTAGTTATATATTTAGCTAAACTAGTACCTTCACCTGGTGTTGTTTCAGCAACAGCACCAACGTTATTATCAATTCTATTTGAAATAGTAATTACTGAACACCTCTCTAAGTCAATAATCGGTGATACAAAATCTGATGTTGAAGTAAATAAACCATTAAGTTGTATTGTATGTGTTGCACCAGACTTAATCACTTTAGGATATAATGGTGTATAATTTTCGTTAGGGGTTATAGCTTCTGTAGTTGCTATTATAGTTCCACTAGATTCTAATGTATCTGATACTGTCCATGTTTGAGTAGTATCAGGTAAGATAACTTGTTGAATAATTGGAAGCATTGTATTCCAAGCTAAATTTTGTGTTGCTTGAACTGCTGTTCCACCACCAATACCAGTCGCATTTGCTGTGCCAGCAGATACAAAGTCATAAGTATCTCTCGTTGCTGCAGTTAGTGTATGAGTTGTATTCATTTGAGCAGCAGTTATATTATTTATTGCTGCGGAACCCGCAATGGTTGTAGTGTCACCAATTTTCATTCCGTGGTCTCTATGAGTCACTTGAACTGTAGTAGATGAAGCAGTAGTTTTAATAGGATTACTTGTTAATGCACGTGAAGGTAATGCATCATTTCTTAATACACATGCACGTGAAACCGAAGTATCAAATACTGCTCTATTAAGAACAAACATTAAGTCTTTATTTTGGTCTGCTGTCCATGTTGAAGCATTTTGTGACATAAACATTACACCATTATATGGTTGTTGTGAAATTCTATTACCACTTTGGTCTTCACCACCAATCTCAGCATAACGTACAGTATAGTTATTTGAATTAGCAAGAATAACAAATGCATATTCAATACCATCTTGTAAGAATACTGGTGATGGGAATGTAAATTTCGTAGCTGTACTACCATCTGCAGTTATTGAACCAGGATTAAGTGTTACATCTGAGAATGGAAGAACCTCTTGAGTTGGGAATCCATTAACCATTTTTCTAATTTGTATTTGTACTGGTATGTTATCATCTTTAGATACAAAATAAAGATCTAATGAAGTGATAAATGCAGCCTTATCAAGTAATATAGACTGAGCAAGAGGGTCACTCCATGATACAACACCAGAACCAACACTATTCCTTTGAAGTACAGGAGTTCTAGTTGAAATAATAACATTTTCTACTGTTTCAATTAAACCTGCTGCAGTAAAATCTGCCATAGCAGTTGTACGTGTTAAAGCATCATTATTAGTATTGTCAGAGGTTAATTTAAATTCTTTTGTACCAGATGTAAAATTAGTTGTACTATTATTAGGTATTAAGAATGAACCTGTTATAGCACCATTAGCATCTGTTGTTAATGCACCTGCACCAGATGGGTGAGCAGTCTCAGTATTAATACCTACTAAAGGAGTATAACCTGGTTGAGCTTCATTAACATAATCCGATATATCGACACCATCAAAGTATGCATATACTGTAGTATTTGGCATCATACGTGTTGCACTAAAGTGAACAAGTCTTGTTCTCATATATGGAATAAAGTTAACTTCAACTGTTCTATCACCTTGACTAACCCTAGATGTTTCAACTGCAATAGTTGTTTGAATACCAGTTCTTGACTTACCACTTTTTACACGAGGAGTAGTAGTTTCAGTAAAAGACCAACTACCTCTTTCCATTCTATATCTAGTTGCATGGCCACCACCGCCAGTATCTACAAGTCTACCTGGAGTATAAACACTTTCATGACTTGCCTTTCCACCAGTCCAATGAGTTTGCCACGAACCCCATACTGTACCAAGTTGAGGTTGAAGAGCTTGTACCATAGCATCAAATTCGCCATCATTATTAATAACAACTTCTGGTCTCCTATCAATATCCATCCATTCATCGGTTGAAGGAGCTAGTGACATTGAACCTGTCCAGTTAAACACATCATAAGGGTTAACATTAATTGTACCAGAATATTGTGTTTGTGATATAAGTGCAGAATTAGTATATGGTAATGTTATTAAGTCACCTGTTTTTGTTGTACCTGAGCCAGCTGCATGATATGCTAACGCAGCATTACCTTGAGAAAATGAAGGTCTTAATGTACGATTAGGTATATCAACAGAAGCTCTATATTCTGGTGAGCCAGAATTTGACATTCTTGTGTTTGCAAATCCATCTACTAAATAACCAGACTTCCACCTTAAACTATAAGGTGATGATGTATCTAAAATTTGTTTATTTTGTGCTTCAGTTTCTAAGAAGTTAAGTGCAGCATAATATTCTACTTGGCCTATTCGTGTTTCAAGATGTCCAATATCACGCATTGTATAACGTCTTTGATCGATATATTGAACACCAACTTCACTTGGATTCATTGTATATGGAGTAATACTTAACGTATATAAATGCATTGAATCTTTAGGAACACTAGGTGCTTCGGGATTACGTGCTGGAACACCAGGTGAAACACCAAACTCACCTTTAGAATTTATATAAACTGTATCCATTCTTGGTAAGTAGAATTGCATATCAGTTTCAAATTGAGTATATCTTACTGGAGCAAATGCTGTTCGTGCGCCTGTTCCTGTAAAGTTACCACCAGAATCATCTATACGTGGTCTAAAGTCAACTGCACTTCTTAATTCTATATTATCTATACTAGGAATATCTGCATAGTCAACACCAACATAAGAATCAACTGTAAAGAAGTCTCCTGCAGAATGTGTGTAATAATCAAATACAACATTAACTGCTATAGCCGCTGTATAATTAGATGTGGTCTTAAGCTTAATTCGTCCTACATCATAGTGAGTATCTCTTTGTCCATTATCTAATTCAAAGTGTTCAGTAACATTAGCAGAACCTACATTTTCAATAACAGATACTATACGTTTAACATCTGCTTTGCCAAGAGATTGACCTATACCAGTAAAATCTGTACTATTACCAAATGTTGTGCCTTGATCTTCAACTAATGATTTAGTTTTATGACTTGCAGTTTTAATAATTGGAGCAATTAATCTTACTGTATCACCTGTAATACCAGATGGTAAGTTTTTAATAATAACATTTGGAGGATCTGTAGGAGCATTATTAACCGTAATATCTGATGCTGCAATTATTTCTTCACCACCTTCTGTATTACTAGTATCGTTTATTAGAATCCAATTTGTATTATTTGCTATAGGACCAAACTGTTCGCCACTACCTGAAGCAGTAAATGTTGCTGTATATGGACTACCTGATACTGTTGCTGAAGTGAATATACGATTAGTTTCATAACGATAGTTAAAATCATCTGGTTGAGTATCATCTTCTTCACTATTACATGTTTTAATTCTAGCGTATGGTAATTCATATACTAAAGTGTCTGGACCAATGTTATACGCTGTGGTTGCGCCAGAATCTGCTATAGTTGCACGAAAATCATAAGATGCAGCTCCATCTAATTGGGTTGCATCAGTCATTGTTCCTGTAAAATTAAATATATGTATTCTATATCTTGATGCACCTGTTGCACCATTACCTGAAACACGTTCTATTGAACGAGCTCGACAAGTACCAATTTGTGTACCACCTGCATTTTCAATATCTATTAAACCAAATGTAGTAATGTCAGGTGCGCCAAACATATTTGTAACTTCAATATAATTATTATGTGTTATCTCTGTAACTTTATCTGTAACTCTTTCTGAAGTTCTTGCTCTATCAAAGTGTACGTTAGTAGTTGCATAGTTTTGTACCTCATAACCTCTTACATAAGCTTTAGAAGGCTCAATTGCAAGTGATAATTTGGTAGCATCAGGACTTGATGCTTGATGTGTTTTGACAAGAGTTTTAAATGGATTAACATAATAGTTACCAGATTCGTCAAATGTTCTACGAGCTAAATGATCTTCAAGAATATTATAGTCAGGTGACCTTGCATGTTTAGTAATAACACCAGCTTCTAATCGAGCTATAAGAACAAAATTACCTGATGTAGCATTAACTGCTTGAGTAGATAATACTGCTGTAATAGAATAACGATGTGCACCTGGAGCAGACTCATTAGGAGAGCCTGTTGCATTATCATTTAATGTTGCATCACTACCTGAACTGACAAGGGATTCAGTGACAAGTAAGCCAATATCAAATGATACGCTTGATGTATATTTAGATAAAACAATTGTTTTAGCTTTTGCTACAACAAAGTGTTTTTTAATATAATAGATACCATCTTCAATAGATACAATTGAACCAAAACCTACAGGTGTATTTCCACCAACATCATTAGTACTAGCTATAGTAGCTGTCTTACCTCCTGTAGCTGTTAATGCTCCGCCAGCAGTAAATACAGCGCCAGCAGATATATATTGTACCCATATTGTTATAGAATCATCACCAGAAGCTAAAGTAGCATGAATAACTTTACCAACAACAGTAGTGCCAGTCTCAGCAAATTCAGTACCAATTAATTCCGCAACAGTATCATTATTAGCGTGTACTGCAGATAATCTTACATAGTCAATTTTATTATGGAGGTGAACTGCACCAGGGACAACAACCGAACCATCTTTGAAGAAACTTGTCCCAAGAGATGATACTTGGTTTTGTAATGTTGTTTGTAACTGGGTTAACTCTCTTGCTTGTATAGCCTTACCGGGTCTAAATAATATCCTATTATATTTTTCTTTAGGACTTAGACCATCCGCTCCTGCGGTTTCAAAATCGTCCCAGTATGGTTCTACGTTAAATGAAATTGCCATGTTTCTTTCCTATTAAAATGCGATTACTAATCTTACTGTCTCTACTTGCCCATCGGCTCTCGAAGTTGCTGTTCTATTCTCTATAAACATTACATCACCTGAATGATGATTAATTAAAGGTGCTGTTACTGCTGTGCAGTCTTGTCCTGCAATTGCTGTACCATTCTCACGAATATAATCTGAATCAGTAAATGCTGTAAAGCCAGTAGCCTCATTCTGATTATACCATATAATACCATTGCTTGAGTCATATTCCACTACTTGACCTAAAGCACCTGTTATAGTACCTTGGATTATTTGGTCTGCTGGAAATGATGCTCCTGTAGCAACTACAAGTTTTTTACATACATTATATGAACTTGCTTCTGCAACTTGAGCAATAGTACCTGTAGTTGAACCAGTTAGTGTTGTAACAAGAGCTTTATATACTTCTCCAACAACTGGGTCACCACTTCTTGACCCTGCAGTTTCCCACAGTGTATCAGTAGTAGTACCTATGGATAAAATCTTATAAAAGTTACCAACTACCATTGAACCAGCCGCTGTTACTGTTGTAGGTCCCTCAGTAGCTTTTTCAATTGGATTTTTAATAAGAGCCAATTGTCTAAAGTCATTTGAATCTGGAATACTACCTGACTCATCACCAGTAAACGTAGTGTTAATCGTTATATAATGTGAACGTAAGTCATTAGTTGGGTCTGCACCATATCCGCCTGGAGGACCAATCACTGGTCTTATTGCACCATTTGAACCTGCACCACCGGTTACTGTAACCGTAGCGTGGGTATATCCTGTGCCAACGTTAGTCATTGTAATACCTGTAATAGCTCCACCAGATACTGTAGCCGTAGCTGCAGCTGATGCGCCATCACCAACGATAGCCAATGTTGGAGCTGAAGTATATCCAGTTCCCGCAGTAGTTATCTTCATATTATATATTGCACCATCGATCGCGTTAGTCTGTACACTCCATTGATTAACCAATGCTGTGTCAGAACCTCCTGGAGGTGTAACCTTAATATGTCTTGTTGGTATAAATGATGCTGTTAAAAACTTCGTTACATCAGATGTTGGGACTGTATACATATATTTCCATATATAGCCATCTGAGCCTGAGTGATTAATGACACCCGATGTTGTAACACCGGTAACGTCTGGATTTGTTGTACTTGTTCCTGAGCCTGCTTTTAAGCACATATATACATTGTTATTATCTGAAATAACAAAATATACTTTGCCTTCAAGGTTAGTATCTTGATCGTCATACTCTACATAAGTTGTACCAGAAACCCAAAGATTCCTTGGTGAGCAATGAATAATGTCTGTACTAGCAATTCTCTTCATGGCAAACATGTTTTCCCATAAAGTATTATTAGCGTAATCATTTTCATATGGGGTGTCCGGAACTGTGTCATCAGCCCAAGCATTAGGCCGTCCCAAGGCCATGTAGAATTGATTGTCACCAAGACTAGCTAGGAATTTATTAGTTGTATCTAATCTAAATTTGCTAGTTATTATTGCTGCCATGTCTTTTCCTTTATTTTATGTTACCCCTAAGGGGTATGTTGTACGAGTGAACTTGCTCCACCCAATCCGAATTGTAAATCTATATTGTTATTTATAACATCTTCAAACGTATATCGATCAAAATCACTATTGTGGCCTAAATATCTGAACTTCATGTTATCCCAATGGTTCCACATACCTATTCTGCCGCCACCTGAACCAATATTATAAGTTCCAGTTGTAGTAAATGGTATGTGTGTATAACTCTTTTCTAATATATGACTATTAAAACTTACTGGACCAATTTGATATTCACCTAAAGTAAGATTAATCTTACCAGCTGCTGGTAACCAACCCCATTGTGCTTGGTCATTTGTTGATGTAAGTAGTTCAATAAATATTGATACTTCACCAAAGAATATAAACCCAGCTGGGTGAATTAATCTTGTAAATGCATTCTTCCAATCAGCTACATTCTTACCTGTACGTAGTACGTATGAAAACTTTTGATAATAGTAAGAGTCTTGTAAGTACTTCTTATTTGATAAGAAACCATTTACAGTTGTAAATAAACCTTTAGGATATGTCTTAACCACATCAGCGTTTGACAATGCTGATGTAAATGTTAATCTATATTTAGTTGTATTTGATTCTGAATATACTTCCTCAACGTAATCTGTGGTTGGTGTCTTATATACATCATTAACAAATACTACGTCATCATCAAAAAATGCTGCATTACCTGAATCAGCACTTCCACTAACTACTGTTGGTGTTCCACTAATTGTGAATACGTTCCAAGGTGTATAGTTAGCTTGGTTTGCTATAATATCAGCTGTTTGGTCTGTCCAATCTCCATCTGATGGTTCAAGTAAATCTACAAATGGAAAATATGTTTCTACATCATCATCATATATCATTCTAAAGAATGATGTTATAGATTCTGGTGTACCTCTACTTCTATAAAATTCAATAAGCCTCTTATAAAACATTCTTGGGTCTGCAGCAAAATCTCTTGGTACTGCAATACCAATTTCATTTTGGAGTTCTGTAAGTAGACTATCTTCTACAAAATCAATATCTCTTTGGATATCAAGTGAATTTAAATAGAATCCAGATTTATTTGAACGTTCTAGATAAAGAGCATATATCTTAATAAAGCTAACGAGGTCTGGATATAAAGACTGTACATGTTCAGGTATTAAATCATCTATATACGATGATATATTATATTTACCAAGTCCACTTGCCATTAGTTACTCACCGTTGTATAATCGATACCAGCAGTTGTACCACCAGTAGCCATAGTATCTATTTCTCCTGTTATCGTTGCGGCTGAGGTATTAATGGTTAATAATTCGTTTCTTGTAGGTGATATATCAGAAGATGCCGGTTTAACCGTAACATCAATAGTAGTTTTACCTGTAGGTAATGCTGTTGGAGCAAAACTATTTAATGTTATAGTTCCTGCCTCTTCATTCACATCACCAATATTTGTATCTAATACTAAATTAGCTGTATCAACAATTTGAATAATTCGTGTATCGCTTGAACTATCATAATAATCTTTAAGCTTAGCATCAACACCAGCAAATGTAAATAAGGTTGAGCTTAAATAAGAACCAAGAGCTGAAGTAGTAGCATCTAAGTCAGTTAACGCTTGATTAAATTTAAGTTCATATTTAGTTGATACACCAAGCACTGGTGTAATTTTTTTAGCCATTTTAATACGAGTAATATTAGATAGGATAGCAATATTGGTATCGTCAATCTTTTTAAGAACATTTGAGTCTCTATATACTCCACCAAAACTTTTTAATGTATCATTGTTATATGTTATGAGTGTGTTCCTTATTGAGGTTGCAAGACCAGATGCTGTAACAGTAGCAAGGTTAGGATTATACTTAAAGAAGACTTCAAGGTCTATATAAGTGTATTCTGGGTCGACAAGAACCGGAGTGATGGATACGACGTTTTTTGGCTTAAGGATATTAGTTTTTATAGTTGTTTTTTGAGTATCAGTTAATGTTTCAGCAGATAATGGTTTAATACTTATGTATACTTTACCATAGTCGGGTACGTCATGGTCTTCACCACCCCATACATTAACCGCTTCAATATCGGCAAATTCGTTTTTAATAATAGCTTTATAATCATCAGGTGTAACAGCTCTATTTTGAGATACATGGGATAATGGTGCATTAAATTTAATAGCTTCTTTAGTTTCTCTTGCAGCACCCCCAGTAGCTTTAGTTACTAGTGTGACTGTCTCATCTGTGTTACCATTAATTGAATCAGTCATTGTAAATACTGTAGCACCATTTACATTAGCAGCAGAAGGTATTGTAGAATATTCAATTTTAATACTATTTCCATTTCCTGGTCTTTTACCAATAATATTATCACCAAATTTAATTTCATAATAACTATCTCTTCCTTCTTCTAAAAAGTACACTTCACTTGTACCATCTAAGTTTACTACGTTACTATTTAAAGCATAAACTTTAGATGCACTTGTAGAACCAGAATCTATTACAGTGACTTTAATCGATGCTGTGTTTACATTAGTAGAAGGAATTAAATATTGTTCAAATACATTATTTTGATACGTATATGTTATATCTGTTAATGTACCTTGTTCAATTGATATATTAGAAAAATTCCAACCAGAATCAAAGTTTATTGTAGACGTTACTGAAACAAACATTGGATATGTAACACCATCAATACTAGTAGAAAACTTAGTACCTCTTTCCATAGTTAATGGGAGTGGATCGTTATTTGCATCATGATTCCATAAAGGAGTTTGTGTATCATCATAATTCATCTTAACATTTATATAAGCAACTGAAGGAGAAATAGACCTTGGTGTATATCCTAATAGTTTAGCATGACTAACTACTGAACTTCGTAATTGAGCTGTGTCTAAGAAAGTTTCGTTAAGTGAAAAGTTTGCATTCATTGAATTTATATGTGTTACATATGCTAATACGTCAATGATGGTTGCCATTGCAGAACCATCATAATTATAATCATTAAAGGTTGTATCTGTTGCTTTCATATAAGCAACTAGATTTGCTTTTATTTGGTCAAAATCTAATTCACTTGCTGAAATTCTGCGTTCTATTGCCATTATCGTAATCTCTCTATTGTGGTTGATATATCTACTATTTCATTGCTTGATATAACTCTACCGGTTACTGTGATATACACTTCATTTTCATCAGCCTTAGCTTGAATGTTTGTATTTAATACTGCTATTCTTGGTTCCCAATTTTCTAAAGCAGTATTAATAGAAGTAGACATACTTGCTGCTGTTATTCGAGTCATATTCTCAAATAGGTATGACCTTAAATTAGCACCAAAGTTCCAATTAAATGGTCTTTCTCCATGATTCGTTCTTAATATATTTAAGACACTTTGAATTATTGAAGCATTATCTTTCTTTATTCCAACATCATTGGTATTAGGATTTTGCTTAAAAGTAAAATCTAAATCTTTATACGTTTCTTGTCGTGCTATCTGTGCCATATATCTTATTTATACTAATTAGCGTTAGGTCCAGCAGTATTTGGCTGGTCAACATTATTTTGTCCATGTGTATGAGTATTAAGTGTAATACCTTCTGCAGTTAATCTTAAATTACCAGTTACATCAACATCACCATCTAATGTAATTTTTTTACCACTACCAGTTACATCTATTTTTATATTATCAACACCTATTAATGAAGTTGTTCCAGTAATATTAGCTGTCATATCACCAGTAATATTAGCAGTAAGGTTACCACCAACAGCAAGGTTTACATCTTTTGCTACTGCAATATCTGCTTGACCACTAACAATAATTCTAATATTACCAAATACTTCAAGAGTATCTTGACCTACAACTAAACAATATTTATCTCTTACAATTCTTTCATTCTTTGTGCCATCAGGCTGTATCTCATATTGAGTACCACTCATATGTCTTTCTGTTATACGTTCATGTCCCTTTGTATCATCATACTCTTTAAGATGACCACTTTCTGTTTCAAATACATTATTATATGGATATTCTGGAGCATAACAACTTGCTGGTTGATATTCACCAATAGGTTCATCTCCATGTGGATCTGGACCAGCTCTTACTCGTATATTATTATCTTCTGCACCATCGGTCTTAGTAGGAAGAGTTCCCATAACCATAAACTCTTGTTGCGCTGGGTCTCTAAACATACCACAAACTAATGTACCAACTAATAAATTTACTGAATGTCCTACACCACTTTTAGCTGGTGTATTTGAAGGCATCATAACTTCTGACCATGCAAGATCTTTTTCTTTTATATTATACTCATCACCTTGTCTATTATCATGTGACCCATATACACGAACTCTAACTCTTCCAAGTTTTAAAGGGTCTGTTACATTTTCTACTATTCCAAATAACATTATTCTTTACCTTCTCTTACTAATCCTATATTTTGTGAATATTGCATCGCTCCATCTTCCATAATATACCTATGATTTATATTAGCAATTAAATATGTTCCATCCGTTTTTGTTATTGATACTTGACCTCCACCTTGTGCAACATTAACAACCATTCCACATCCTATACCTGGAATAGCTACAACATTAGTGGCCATTAATGTTGTATTAAATAATCTATACTTCATATTTACTAATATCTCTTTAGATACTACACTTCCTGGGTCAAATAATGATTTTTGTGGATAGCTTGTTATTTGTCCAGCTGGTCCATCTGCTTTTTCAATATTACTATATAAATTTTTACTAAGTTTCATTCTTGTTATTTCAACATCAGTTGTTTCCATTGGTGGAAGAACTTTATTTGTTGTTTCAGAAATAGCAACCTCTGTAATTTTTTGTCCCCACATACCGCCTGATAATTTTGTTATAAAATTTTTATTATAATCTGGCATAGTAAATGATGAAGTAGACCCTATAGTTGATGAAACCTCAGTAACACCCTGTTTAGTTATTTCAGCAGAATGTATATGAAAATTCTCATAATGCTCACTCAAAAATTTATTATTTTGCATAGTATGTATAGATGTAAATCGTGTTACGTTTTGATCTATTAATCTTTGATATAAAAACATTGGAGTATCATTTTTATCATATGCACTTAACACCACATTTCTTATAGCATTTTTTGCAGAAATATTAGGTACAATATATTTTCCTTTAGAAGTTGTTTCAGAATCAAGTGCTAATATAACTTTTGGACCATGAGTTTCTTGCCATAAAGCTGCAAGTATATCATTTGATGTTCCAGTATAAGAATTACAAATTCGTGCTGTAGATTCATTTAAATTATTTATTGAAACTAAATTAATATTATATGATTTACCTTGTTTACTAATAACTTGGTCAGTAACACCATCAACATATAAAACTATTTCTGTTGGAACATCCATATAACTATAACTTAGTTTAATAGAAGTTAAAGCTAATCCTCTAAAAAAGAGGTCAAAGAAATTAAGTTTGTCTTCAACATGTATAGTTCCTTTAATATGACCATGAATACTTTCATATAATGACATTGATGTACACATTGAGCTTATATTTGTATTATCTATATAAACTTCAAAATTATCTATTTTAAACATTATGCACCCATTTCATTAATAAATTTGCGTGCAACTTCCTTTATATTGTGAGGCTTTATTATTTTTAAATTTCTATTTTGTTCTGTTACAGCAGACTCATAATCGATGTAAGTGAATGCAGTTGTACCAGCTAAACGTCTTGGTACCCATTCTTCAGTTGAATCATCAACATGATGATGAGGAGCATAAGCTTGTGATTTAATAAAATTACATGCAGCTGAATCTTGAGAATTAACACCTTGTATAGTTTCGCCAGTTATAGTAAATGTGCCTGATGTTTTTTCAATAACAAGGTAACCCATGTTAACGTGTATTTCTTTAAGAATACCATTTGCATTTGATATAGAACCAGTGACTGTTTCACCTAAAATAAATTTATCATTTAGGTCATCATCAGTATCACCAGCAAGGTATTGATATTTTTCTGTACAATACTCTACTAATTGGGAATATTTCATTGGCCAATCATCCCATATATTTTTTATTTGAGGATTAAGTAATAAAAATGTCCAATGATATTGTGGTGAACCATATAATCGTTGGCTTAAATGGTCTGGTCTTTCACCATCAATAATTTCTATAGTCTGATAAAAACCAGCATTATTAATTAATTCGTCTGAAACCTTAGCTTTTGCTGTTAAATTTTTTAATCTATCGAAATTACCAGAACCATCTACATCAATTGTTATATTTTGTATATTTTTAAAATACATATTAGTATCCTTCCTCTACATCTTGTGCATAAAGTGGTGCCATTTCTTTAAGTCCTACAGTTAAACCAATTTCTACAGGTGCATTATTTTCATGAAAGAATGAAGATGTATTTGGATTATAAATAACACCAACAGTTTCAATAACACAAGGAGGCAATTGAATCATTTCTGTACGTTTTTCTCCAGCTCCATGAAATGATATAATAACATGATCAGGTACTGTTATAATCATTTTATTATCTTTTCTTGCATGTGCAGCTTTTCTAAACATTTTAATAAGACCAGCTGCATGTTCTGATTCTTGTCGTGTATCTGGTAAGATAGTCCAAGTAAATGTAAATGTTCTTAACGCAGTTGAATTATATAATAAAATTTCATTAGGGTTAGCAATCTTACCACTGCCTCTTTGTAATTCTGTTTGAACTACACTAGCAAGTCCAGCACCAGCAAGAGCTGATATCATACTAGTACTACTACCAGGTAGAAATTTTCCTCCAAGATAACCAGCTGCAGCTAAAGCTGTTTGACTTGTTAATGTTACTGGATTAAATACATCTGCATAATCTTTAGAAAATAAAGTTTCTGCGAAAGCTCCCATTTTTCTTGAATCATCATTATAAACCATCTGATCGTTTATTTGAATATCTGTAGGCATATATAAAGCAACTGAACCTATATATTTTCTATTTACCATAGTTCCAATTTTTTCAGCCCATTCTTTTATTTTATTGAATATAGCTTCGGCTAGCTTACCAGCCGTTGAGTCTTGAAGAGAATCAACTCTTTCTGCCTCTATATTGCCAATAGCTGCCTCTCCAGCAGCACCTTTATCTTTAACATAATCTACAACATTATTCCAACCAGCTTTATAACTTCCTTCCCATGCTGCTTTTGCTTTTTCTTGAACAAATTGAGCTGTACCTTGGCCAAACTCATCATTATCTACTCTCATAAATTCAAATAACATAAATGGTTCAATAGTATTACCAGATATTTCATTCATACGTCTAATAGCATATTCACTAGTTTGATTGCTATTAAAATTTATATCATCTGATTTAGTATCATTACCTACAGTTTCTGGATATTTCCAATGTTCAACGGGTAGTGTGCCAGTAGCATGTACATTAACTCCACCTGCTTGTTGCATTCTTTGAGCGTCGTTCATAGTTGTTCCTTTGTTCGTATAATAGTTATTTATACGAAATAGTATAAATAGTTATATGAAAAAGACATATTCTGGTACTTGGAAGCCAAAACACCCTGAAAAATATAAAGGTGACCTTAATTATATACATTATAGGTCCTTATGGGAGAGAAATGCGTTTAGATATTTAGACAAAGCATCATGGGTTAAATGGTGGAACTCTGAAGAGACCGTTATACCATATATATGTGCAACAGATCGTAAGATGCATCGTTATTTTGTTGACCTTACGATAAGAACAGACACAGGTCGTACTCTCTTAGTTGAAATAAAACCATTATCTCAAACCAAACCACCCAAAAGAAAACAATTAAAAGAAGCATTAGGTTATATGAAAAATGTTTCTAAATGGAAGTATGCTAAGAAATTTTGTAATGAACGTGGTTATGAATTCCAAATATGGACTGAGAAAGAACTTGAGGCTATGGGTATTAAGACAATGACTATGGGGTTTAAAGCAAGTAAAACAAAAACAGGTCGTAGAATATGGAAAACACTTAAGAAAAAGATATAAATATAAGTATGGCCAGTTTATTCGATAAGTTAGAATCAGAAGCATTCCGTAAGGGAATAACAGCTCGTTCAAGAGAAGCTTCAGCATGGTTTGAAAAAAAAGCAAAAGAGCTTGGACCATTAGGAAGGAATGTTCTTAAAGATGATAGATTAACAGCAAAAGCTAGACCTATAATTGGTGATATGATAATGTATACATATAATCCAAAGTTAAAAATGACTTTGCCATACTATGATATGTTTCCTTTAACGATTATGGTTGGTCCTGCGCCAGGTGGTTTTTTTGGTATTAACTTACATTATTTACCACCTAAAATTCGTGCTATATTTTTAGATAATTTAAATGCTGCTGCATCTAATCAAAAATTTGATAAAACAACTAGATTTAGAATTACATATAATTTATTAAAAGCAGCTAAGAAATATAAATACTTTAAACCATGTTTTAAGCATTATCTTACGAAGCATGTAGGTTCAAAAATAATGAAGGTAGATGCTGCTGAATGGAACATAGCAATATTTTTACAAACAGCCCAATTTAAGAAGAAAACAGAAAGTTATATTTGGGCTGCATCAAGGAGACAATATTAATGTCATTACCAGTAAGTATAGATTCAATTAAGTCAACGATTAATCGTCGTGGTGGTGTAGCACGTGGAAATAGATATGCAGTATATGTTTCTCATCCTTCAAAGGGTATGAATAGCTTATTAAAGTTTGACCCTGCAACATTACTTAATAATTTAATATCTGGCGATGGTATACATATAGGAGATTTTATTAGTGACCCAAGAGATATGTTTTTACTATGTCAAACTTGTACACTTCCTGGTAAACGAATAACTACAACTGAAGCTACTCATAATCATCATATGACAAAGAAACCATATTCAATGATGACAGATGAAGTATCTATGACATTTTTATTAACAAATGATTATTATATTAAAAAGTATTTTGATATGTGGCAAGAAATGATTATTGATAGTACACATGAACATTTTAAAGCATATTATAAAAGAGATTATTGTAGTGATGTAACTATACAACAGTTATCTACATCTAATGATATAATTCCCGGATATACAGTTAAGTTAGAGAATGCATATCCTATACAACTTGCAGCTATTGAATTAGGTAATGGAAGTGAAGGTTTATTAGAAGTAACTGTTACATGGGAATATGATAATTGGAGAAGCGTTGGATTTGTAGATGGAATTCAAGGTGTTTTTGGATCTTTATTAGATTCATTAAAAGCTACTAAGATAAAAACACCAGTTGCATCAAGTCCGAAAACAGAGCATCTAAATTTAGAAAAATTAGCTGCAGATAAAAGGAGATTCGCCGCGTTGGGTGGTGGACAAATAAGTTAAATAAAATAATGGAGAAAGATTGATATGTTGCCAAAATTAGCAACCCCAAAGTATGATATGATTGTGCCTTCAACAGGTGATACTATAACATATAGACCATACGTGGTCAAAGAAGAGAAATTATTGTTAATAGCAATGGAATCTCAAGATGATGTACAAATTGAGCAAGCAATTAGTGATATAATTCGTTCATGTTTAGATAATGTTAAGTTAGAAGATTTAACAGGATTTGATATTGAATTTATATTTTTAACATTACGTGCTAGAAGTGTAGGTGAAGGAATAGAATTACTTATACCATGTGAAAAATGTGAAACTAAAAATGAAGTAAAGATTAATTTAGATAAATTAGAAATTAAGAATTTAGATTTTGATAATAAAGATCTTCAGTTAAAGCTTGATGATAATATGACAATTGAATTACGTTGGCCAACTATGAGTGATAGGACTGCAAAAGCTGAAACTGGTACAGAAGTTCTTATTCATATGATTGCTAAATCAATTGGTACAATTTTTCATGGTGAAGAAATACATTCAACAAAGGATGTACCATTTGATGAAGTACTTGAATTTGTTGAAAGTTTAAGTTCATTTCAATTTGGTAAAATTATGGAATTGCTCATGAAGACACCATACGTTAGTTATGATATAAAATTCACATGTAAAAAGTGTGGGGAAAAGAACGAAGTAGAATTAAAAGGACTAGCTGATTTTTTTCAATAGCCCTTTCGCATGATTCAATAACGACGCATTATAAGACAAATTTTGCTTTAATGCATCAACATAATTTTCAATTAGATGATTTGAATAATATGTTACCGTGGGAAAGGGAGATATATGTTACCCTTTTAACGCAATGGATAGAGGAACGAAACAAGGAAAATAGTAAATATGGCTGAGAAACCACAAGAAGTCGCAGGTATTAATAAAGTAATTGCTGAATTAAAGAAACTTAATAAAGCAAGTGCTAAGGATATGCTTCGCGAAAGAGAAGCTCAACAACATGCCGAAAAAATAGCACTAGGTCAAGAAGTTCAAGAAGAACAAGGTTCTTCAATGATTTCAGCTGGAGAGGCTTTCCAACGTAGGTTCCTAGCAGGTCAAGCTAAAACAATTGCTGACCAAAAGATGCAAGATGAAGGTTCTAGATATTCCACTCAACAAGAAATAGGGTCAGATACCAAAAAAATACTAGAGGCAGTTGATAAGATTTATGGTATTTTTGAAAAGAAAAAAGGTGATGAGGAAGAAGAAAAAAGAGAGAAAGATAAAGACAAAAAAGATAAAAAGAAAGATAAATCAGAAGCCTCTAAATCTAGTTTCTTAGGTAAAGCAGCAAAAGGTGCTGCTGGTATGGGTTTAATGGGTTTAGGTATTGGCGCCTTTATGAGTGGCTTAATGGTTTGGTCAAATGTAAAAGCATTTAGAGGTGAAAATTTCCCTGAACAAGCAAAAAATATCTCTGAAGGTTGGGAACATTTTGGTTCAATGAGTACTACATCCATAGCCACATTAGGTGTAATGTTGGCTGGTGGTGCATTCTTAGGAATGGTTGGTGGTGTTGGAAAAGCCTCTAAAGCAGCGCTTGGTATGACTGCAATGGGAGCAGGTATCGGTGGTTTTATGTCAGGTATCGCAGCAGCAGGTTCTTTAACAGGTTTTGATGGTACAACATTTAAAGATAACGCTGCGGATTTAGCTGAGGCATTAGAAAATCTTGGTAAAGTAAGCGATGCACAAATGATAACTTTAGGTGTTATTGCTGCAGGTGGTGCAGTTTTATCAGGTAAAAAAGGAATTCTTTTAGCAAGTAAAGCTGCTACTGGTGCAGCTTTAGGTGGTGCTGCAATTGGTGGCTTTATGTCAGGTATTGCAGCGGCAGGTTCAATAACAAAATTTACAGGTTCAGAATTTAAAGACCAAGCAGTAAATACTGTAGCAGCACTTAAAGAATTAGAAAGTCTTAATGCTGTTACATTAACTACATTAGGTATAATAGTTGCAGGTGGTGTTGCTTTAACTATGGGTAAAGGCCCAGCTGGGAAAGGTGGTATTAGAGCAGCTGCAACAGCTGCATTAGGTGCATCAATCATGGGTGCTGGTATTGGCGGTTTTATGGTTGGTATTTCTGCTGCAAGTAAACTTGGTTCTTTAGTTGGAGCCGATGGTGCAGCATTTAAAGAACAAGCTTCAAATATTGCAGCAGGCATGGGTGCATTTACTGAAAAGCAACAATTAGCTTTAGCAGGATTTATTGGAGCTGGTGCAATTTTAGGTCCAGTTGGTTCTGGTATTGCAGCTGCAGGTATGACTGCAATGGGTGCTGGTATTGGTGGTTTCTTTAGTGGTATGGCTGGTATAGGTGCAATAATGAAAGCTATTGGTGTTGATGGCACTGGTCTAAAAGATATAATGTCAAATATGGCAGAAGGTATGAATGCATATAATGATGTTGATGGTGGGAATCTAATGCGTGTTGGTGGTGGTATGGCTAAATTAGGTTTAGGTCTTGCAGAATTAATGGCTGTTACTGCTTTAACTGAAGGAGTTGATAAAGCTCAAGATGCATGGCAAGGTTTAAAGAATTTTGTATTGTTTTGGAAAGATGATGTAGATACTGGTGAAACTGGTATGGCAAAATTAATATTAGGTATTGTTGAACCTATGAAGAGATTAGGTACAGATATTAATCCAACTGAAATGGATGCAGCTGCAGCTGGTATTGAATCTGTAGTTAAAGTACTTAATTCATATAATAAGCTTGGCAACATGTCCGCCGGCCCTAATTTTAGTGATTTGGCCGAAGATTTTGCATGGGGTGCACAAGCTATAGACGCTGCTATGAGTGGTGGAACATTTACAAAAGGAAAAAACATAAAGATTAAAACTGGCCTAAAAGATCTAACGAGTTTCCAATTCGATACTGTTTCTGCTGGAATTAATGCATTACAACATGCGATGTTTAATTATAATTTGGGTGGCGGTGCTAATGGTGGTGGTGGAAATGTTACTAATAATACCGACGCATCTAGTCAATATAATATTTTTACTGCACCGGAAGTTATTGATATGGGTGCTTATGCATGGCCAGGTGGAAATGCAGCCCAACCAGGAGGAGCCTCAATGTATCAATTGTGGGCGAGTCAAAATTAAAAACCCGCCTTTCGACGGGTTCTCAATAAATACTTAAGCTTCAGCTGCTAATTTAGCAAAATAACTCATTGTATCATCTTCAGCCTCAGCTTTT